TATTAGCGATGAAAACAATCTCACGACTGATTTTATCGCGACATGCGCGTGCTAGTTCCTGGCATTCCAGTGTAAAAGCTGGAAGACGATGGTATGAATTGTTTTTATCAATGATTCATATCATCGTCGGACGAGTATCGAAAGGATATGTTGCCTCTGTCCTAATCTTTGTGCGCCATTGTATAATGATACGGAGAAAGCAGGGAATACCTGGACTCTGTAGGAGACTAAAAGCAAGCAATGTGCTACTTATGCAAGCACTTGCTGGGAAACCACACCGAAGTTCGCAGGAACTTGGTGTTGCGATTGCTCGTACACGGTCTGGGTATCCTCGGTCTATTCCTATTCATCATAGACTACGCCTCGAGAAGGGGGATTTGGTAATCGTAAGATTATACTTATGTCTATACTCATTATACAGAGCATTAGACTTTATAGGAAAGCTTTCTCTGAAGACAATAGTCAAGCCCTCCACGGTACCGTGGAGTGCTTCTCTATTCGAGGAGTTCAGAGCTTTCCTACCCGTCTTCTTCGCCGAGTTAAAGCGGACGTGTGATGTAGACTGGGATTCTTTCGCGAAAGACGATATGAAGAAATTCAAGGAGACTTTCCGATTGAAGTACCTGCCGATAACTAAATCAGGACCAGGTACATCGGGGAGTGCAACCTCGATGTGGGGTTTACCCTACCAAATTAATGCTTGGTTCCATCCGGATAATGCACGATTATATAGTGCGTTAGAAGGGTGGTGTATCCTGCTGGATATAAAACATGTTTTCGTATTTATGAACATGTTTAACCGAGTTTATGACATGTATTTATCTGTCATGAAGATAAAGACGCCGTGGCAGAGATGCCTGGCGAAATTATCCATTAAGGAGGAGCCTGGGAAAGTTAGGGTATTTGCAATGGTGGATTACCTTACGCAAGTAATCATGTCACCGCTGCATGAGTTTCTCTTTAAGATCCTAAAGTCGATTCCTCAGGATGGGACCTTTGATCAGGCCCGTCCTTTGGAGCGATTAGTAAGATCTTTGGAGCAACTACACGATAGATTGAACCCTCCTGTGAGGGGTTCCGTTAAGCGAAAGTTTGATGGATATGATCTGTCAGCTCGCAAATCCAAGTTAGGTAAGATTTGGAGATACGCGAAGGTAGGTCGATGTTATTCTTTCGACCTATCTGCAGCGACTGACCGGTTACCGGTTCTCTACCAAGCCCTCATAGTCCAACAGTTACATCCAAAGCTGGGTGTAACCTGGAAGGAACTTCTAGTTGGTCGTGAGTATTATGTGTCACAATCAATGAAGAAGCTCGTTCCGGACTTACCGGTGACGGTAAGGTATACCGTCGGGCAACCGATGGGAGCGTTAAGCTCATGGGCTATGTTGGCTATTAC